CCGGGACGAAAAACGGCATGCAAATCGATCTTTTAGGCACCTATCAAAACGGTTCCTATAAATCAAAGATCTATGCACCTCCACATCCTGGTAATTACCATTCTTGTTTGGACGAAGTACATAAGAACTTCCCAGAAGAGGGTGGTCCCTTGTCCATCATAAAATACACCACACAATTCAATGATGCGCATTTAAAAACTGGCTATATGGGCTATACAGCCCCAGGCGAAGTTTACGATTGCGACCGACGCATATATTCAGCGTCAACTATGGGTATCCTTCCTGACGATTACGATTCAACCTACGACCTAGGCGCAGCAGCTTGGAACAAGTTCCGGCCGAAGCTCACTAAGGTCCAGTTGGGTCAAACTATCGCGGAAATAACCGATGTGCCAAAGCTTTTTCAGCGAGGCTTGCAGAATTTCAAGGACCTAGGTTCTCGTTACTTGCAATATCAATTCGGTTGGAAACCATTCATCAAAGATTTAACTGACAGCCTGAAACTCTATCAAAAGATGGATGTTCAACTTGCCAAAATGCAAAAGCATAATGATAAGTGGCTGAAGCGTGGTGACGTGCTCTATCGTTCCGAAAACTTTGCGCATGACGACTATGTTATCGTGACACCTGCTAACTACCTCACGGTAGAGAACAAGCGACGTGTTACTAGGACATACGAGAAGGCGTGGTTCGAGGGAGCATTTAGGTATTACATACCTGGTCTCACAAATGGTAATTGGGGTAAGCTACGCATGGCTTCGAAACTGTACGGGTTAGAACTTACACCCGCACTTGTTTACGAGCTTGTTCCCTGGTCTTGGCTAGCGGATTGGTTTGGCAACTTTGGAGATGTTGTAAGCAATTACACGTCTATTACTACCGAAAATATGGCAGCAAAGTACGCGTACGTAATGCGTCACAAACTGTCATCAATCACCTGTTCAGCTTCCGTAAAAGGAAGATTTTCAGAATGGTTGAAGCCACCAACGTATACTACTGACTACGTGCAGTCTGTTGTAACGACTGAAACAAAAACACGAGCAGTTGCAAACCCTTTTGGATTTGACATACACTTGGCTGATTTTACTTCTTATCAGTCAAGTATCCTTGGTGCTTTGGGCTTATCCAGACAAAAGTACTTGTAACCTTTTACATTCTGAGTTATTTAGCGAATGGAGAAATTTTAACTCGCATGCACAGCATGCAAAACCATTAACCGGAGGTCACTATGTCCTTAGCTACACCGCAGACTGTTACCATTAACGCAGTCCCTAAGACGCTTAACAAAATTACAGAAGAAGCAACCGCTTCACTGTATGCGTCTGATGATGACACAATAAATTTTCGTGTGTCCCATCAAGCATCAAAGAGTCGAACACGTCGGATGGTAAGATTGGATCAAACCAAGATTGCCGCCGACCCGTTAACAGCCATCAATACGTACCAGAAGGCTGGGGTCTACATCGTGATAGATGAGCCTACGTTCGGATTTTCCGATACGGAGCTTGACTATCTCGTAGATGCACTGGCGGCTTGGCTTTCTGCTGCAAACATCGCAGCAGTGCTAGCCTCACGACACTAGGTGCAGAGGGCCGCGTAGCGGTTTAGCTAAACATAGCTGGACAACCTAGCCACTTTGGCAGGAGTGAAAAGCCATGAAAGCCACCTCATCACTAGAAGTTATGCACAGCCTTTTTCAAGACTGTGCGAGTAATTCAACCATTAATTTTGGAGCCGACCTCAGATACATCGAGGATCGGACTAAACACGAAGGATTATCATTCTTTACGATAACTCTTCCAGAATTTGCCACAGAGTTTTTTAATGCTCTTGAAGCTGGTTCTGTAGACTCTTCATCTTTCCCTGGATGGAGAAAGACTAAGTGTCTCCCTTCTTTCTTGAAAGGTTTCACTAGCCGTGTTTTTAATATCCAAAACGGAGAATTGTATGACGACCCAGATGTTAGGGCCATCAAATCGATCAGGCAGATTTGTCTTGCATTTAAGAAGATTAACCTGCCGTGTAGTGAAAAACGCGTCAAAAAAGCACTTGACGACTTCATTACTATCGACAATGATCTTCGCAGCTACGCGCCTACTAGTCGTAATTCTGACATGTTTGACAGCGTCAGCCGCATTGTGGTTTCGAGCTTATTTCCAATTGAGATAAAAGCTTCGGAGTTGATCCCAAAGCATGGACCTGGTTCAACCCAGGAAAAGGTACAAGGTAATAAGAAATTTGATCCTTGCGCCTATCCACTCTACAAAAGGTTTGAGAAGACTTTTCCTACGGGAGAATTTTTCTTCAACTCTGAGGAAAGTTACAACGTCTTCGACGGTGTGATCGAAACTAACGTGAAGTGTCCAACGGTGCGTGTTGTCGACGTGCCCAAAACGCTTAAAACCCCACGTATCATTGCTTTGGAACCTGCTGCATTGCAGTATCTGCAACAAGCAATTAAAGAGTTAATTGTGGCGACGATTGAATCGCATCCATTGACTTTAGGCCACGTAAATTTTACGGACCAAAGTATCAATCGGGACTTAGCGCTTCTGAACTCAATACAACGAATTCTAGCAACTTTGGATTTATCGTCAGCTTCTGACAGAGTTATGCGTAAACTCGCATACAAAATGTTAAAAGTTAATCCGAGTTTGGCTCATCTTGTTTTCTTAACGAGATCACCAAGAGCAGATGTAAATGGCAAAATTATTAACTTACAAAAATTTGCCTCCATGGGTTCTGCCTTATGCTTTCCGGTCGAAGCGCTTGCATTTTTTATTTTGTGCATTGCAAATCGGCTTTTAGCAAAAGGATTCTCACCAACACATCTCAGCTACAAAGACGTCTTCAAGGCGTCGAGAGATGTTTACGTTTACGGGGACGATATTCTAATCCCTGTGAATGAGGTTGAAGCAGCTTGTGACTTTTTTGAAGATTTTAAACTAAAAGTCAGCACAACGAAGTCCTTCTGGAAAGGAGGATTTCGCGAATCGTGCGGAATGGATGCCTACGGGGGGAGTAACATAACCCCTATTTACATAAGGCAAAAATTCCCGAACTGCAAGAAGGACGCAAAGGCTATTGTCTCAACTGTG